AAGATAGAAATAATGAATATTATAAAAATAATTATCTTATTTTAAAAAATGAATTAGGAGGGAAATAGATGGGATTTAGACATGGTGTAACAGGGAAAGAAAGTCCTACAAAATTGATAGCTGCTGTAAGTGACGGAATAACTCCAGTGTATGTTGGAACAGCTCCAATTAACTTATGTAAAACAAAAAATGTTAATGAACCAATTTTATGTAGTTCTTATGCAGAAGCAGTTGAAAATTTTGGTTTTTTAAATGATTTTAATAACTATACTTTATGTGAAGCAATAGACACACATTTCTCAAAATTTAATATAGGTCCAATTATTTTAATAAATGTACTTGACCCTACAAAGCATAAAAAAGAGGTACAAAATAAAACAATAAAATTTATTGATGGTAGATATTTATTAGAAGATATTGGAATAATGCCTGAAACTTTAACTATAACAGAAACTTTTGAATATGTAAAAAGCTTTAATGATAAAGGACAATTAGTAATAATTCCTAATGAAGTAAGAACAACAGATATCCAAGTTAGTTATAGTATGATAGACCCTTCAACAGTCAAGAATATAGATATAATAGGTGGAATAGATGGAACAACAGGAAAGAAAAAAGGATTGGAATTAATATCAGAAGTTTTTCCAAAATACAGAAAAGTTCCTAGCTTAATTCTAGCTCCAAAATTTTCTACTGATGCAACTGTAAGTGCTGTAATTGAAGCAAAAGCTAGAAGTGTAAATGGTCATTTTCAAGCATTTGGATTAGTTGATTTGGATACCAATACAGTAAAAAAATATGGAGATACTGTACAAAATAAAAATAAGAACAATATTTCTTCAACTTTTTTGGATGTTAGCTATCCTAAAATATCCTTGGGAGAAACACAATATCATATTTCAACTCAAAAGGCTGCAATAATTCAAATTTTAGCCAGAGAATCAGAAGATGTTCCTTATAAATCTCCAAGTAATAAGAACATTAAAGGTGATGGAGCTGTACTAGCAGATGGTACTCCTATATGGTTAGGATTAGATGAAGCAAATTATCTGAATAGCCAAGGAATATCAACTATTATAAATTGGACAGGTGGTTGGCGTTTTTGGGGAAATAGAACATCTTGTTTTCCAGCAAATACAGATCCAAAAGATTCTTTTATTGCAAGTAGGTTGATGTTTAACTGGGTAATTAATTCTTTAGTTTTAACTTATTGGCAAAAGGTAGATGATCCTACAAATAGAGTCCTAATAGAAACTATTACTGATAGCATCAATATTTGGTTAAATGGACTTGTTGCAACAGGAATGGCTATTGGAGCAAGAGTAGTATTTAGAAAAGAAGATAATCCAAAAACAAGTTTAGTAGATGGAAAAATAAAATTTAAAGTATATTTTACACCAGCATTACCAGCTGAAGAGATAATCTATGATTTAGAAATAGATGTAGATTATTATGATAAATTATTCTAGGAGGTAAAAAAATGGCAAAAACAATGGGAGTTATTCCTGAAAAAATCATTAACTATAAATGTTATATAGATGGTGAAATGTCCCCAACTGCATTAGTAGATGCGGAACTGCCTGACATACAATTTATGTCTGAAACAATTTCAGGAGCTGGAATTGCTGGAGAAATAGATTCTCCAACATTAGGACATTTTCAAAATATGGAAATTGGACTTAATTTTAGAACTTTAATAAATCAAAATTTTCATAATTTTACTCAAAAAGTTTATGCTCTAGAGTTTAGGGCTGCTACTCAATCAACTGATATTGTTGGAGGAAAAATTCAAACAGGAAAGTTAAAAATTTCTACTAGGGTTGTTCCTAAAAATATAGCATTAGGAAAATTAGAAGTTGGAAAACCTTCTGGTTCAAATCAAAAATATAGTTGTCTTTATTTAAAAGTAGAAATGGATGGAGAAACAGTTTTAGAAATAGATAAAATAAATATGATCTTTAATATTAATGGAGAAGATTTACTAGAAGAAGTAAGAGATGCAATGGGAATTTAAGGAGGAATGTATGAAAATAAAAAATAAAATTAAATGTATAAAAAATGGTGTAGAAGTTGAAATAGATGAAATTAATATCTCAAAAGAAAATTTTACACCAAAATCTATATTGGACTCTGAAAGAGAGTTTTTGTTGACAGGTGGAATTTTTCCACAAGGAGATATGGAAAATTCAAGAGGTTATTTAGGATATGTTGCTGCTAAAATGATTAATTGTTCATATGATGATTTAGTTGAAAAATTAACTGGAAGAGAGTATTTAGAGGTTACAAATGAAGTAAAGGGTTTGTTCAATGGTGTGGGATTGGAAAGCTTAGCTGCAAAGATATTAGAAAATCAATCTTAATTATGAGTAAAGAAAGTAAAACAAATATTGATTATTTTATCAATATGAATTTTCAAGAGTTCTTTGATTGGGTAAGTGATATGGGAGAAATTCTTGAAAAACAATCAAAATTTTAAATAAGTGGTTGCTTTTTAAATGAATTTGTTGTAAAATCCATTTAAGAGGTGAGTAATATGCAAAGACATCAAAGAGATTTACTTATTCAACAAACTATACAAGAAAGTATATTAGAAGAAATACAAAATAAAGAAGTCCAAAATGAATTTTTAAAAGAAGATAAAGAAGGCTTTTGGAGCATTTTTGCTGAAGGAATTGAAATTGTATCTGAATTTATTGTAAACTTCATATACCTTATATTTTTCCTAATTCTCTTGATAGTTATTCTATTTAGTTTTCTCTAGCGTATTACACAATATAATAAAAAATATAAACCACTTATCATAATTTGGTAAGTGGTTTTTTATTTGGAGGAAATATGAAATCAGTAGGAATTTCATTTGGAATAGGTGCTTTAGTTTCAGCAAGTTTTAGCAAATCTTTTGGAACAGCAAATAAAGGAATATCACAACTAAGTAATAATATTGTTGGATTAAATCAAAAAATTATAAATTTAAAAGATAGTAAATCTTTACTTGATAAATACATTAAGGATAATAAAGCTCTTAAAGAGAAAGTTATTGCTATAAAAGAAACAGAAAAAGCTATTAAAAATTTAAAGAAAGAGATTGAAGCTGAAAAAAAAGCCATTGAAGAAAATAATGGTAAAACTAGAAAACAAAGAAAAGCATTGAAAGAAAGTAAAAAAGCAGTTGAAGAAAAAACTAAATCTCTTAAAGACTTAGAAAGAAAATTAGATACTTTAAATCAATCTTATATAAAAGAAGCTAAAAATCTAAATACCACTAAGAATATTTTAAAAGAAAAAAAAGTTGATCTTAATGACACAACTAAAGCTTATGAAAAATTAGAAAAAGCTATTAAAGGAGCTGAAAAAGCTACAATTAAATATAATAAAGCTACCAAAATGAGTAATATAGCTAATAAAATCTCTAAAGGTGGAACTTATATGCTAAGTGGTGCAGCAGCAGTAGCTGGAACTTTATATAAACCAGTCCAAGAAGCTATAAATGCTGAAAGTAACTTTGCAGCAGTAAAAAAACAATTTAACTTTGATAGTAAGGAAGAAGAAGAAAAATTTAAAAAAGAATTACATAAAATTATTACAGAAAAGAAAATAGCGATTAATCTTGATGAATTATATGCAGCAGCAGCTAATGCAGGGCAGACTGGATTAAATAAAGATGAAGCCATAAAATATGTAGAACTAGCTTCTAAAATGGGAATGGCTTTTGATATGGATAGAGAAGAAGCAGCCAAATATATGTTTAATATGAAAAATTCTCTTAATTTAACTTATGAAGAACTTGTTGAATTAACAGACAGAATTAACTACTTAGGGGATAATACAGGAGCTAATGCACCAGCTATAACAGATTATGTTAACAGAATAGGAAGTATTGGAAAAGTTGCAGGTTTTTCAAAAAATCAAGTTACAGCTCTTGGTGCTTCCATGATAGAACAAGGAATGGAAGCAGAAGTTGCTGCAACAGGGACACGAAAAATACTTGTTGCTTTAAATAAAGGAAGTGCTGGGACAAAAAGTCAACAAGAAATGTTTAAATCATTAGGGATAAATCCAGAGAAATTAGCTAAATTAGCTCAAGAAGATTCTGAAAAAGCTTTATTTTTAGTTTTTGAAAAAATAAAAGCTCAAGATCCAAGCAAACAAGTTGCAATTCTAACTCAATTATTTGGACAAGAAGGATTAGAAGCAAGTTCTAAATTTTTAAATAATTTAGATAAATTAAAAGAAAATTTTAACAAAGTCAATAGTAATGAAGCTGATGGTAGTGTTGATAAAGAAGCAGATATAAAAAGAGCTACAACAGCTAATCAATTAGCAATAGCTAATGGTAAGCTATCTATTATTCTTTCTCAACTAGGAACTACTGTTCTCCCTTCTGTCAATAATGTCTTAGAAAAATTTTCTAATTTTCTAAGTAAAATATCCGCTTTTCAAGAAAAACATCCTGAATTATTTAAAAAACTTATGAATGGACTTGTAACTGGGGTTGCTATCTTAGGGGGATTAGGAATAGCTTTAAAAGGAGTATCAATTGGATTTAGAACTTATTCATTATATTTAAAAGCTGCTGGCTTTATGACTAAACATCAAGTAGGTACAAACATACTAAAATCAGGGGCAAAATTATTTAATTTTGGAAAAAGACTAATTAAAGGAGTTGGAACACTTTCAAAAGCATTTATTAAATTTGGAGCAACAATGTTAGCAAGTCCTATAACTTGGGTAATAGCTGGAATTATTGCATTAGTAGCTGCTGGTTATTTATTATATAAAAACTGGGATACTGTAAAACAAAAGGCTATTGAATTAAAAAATATGGTAGTTGGACTTATTGATAAATTTTGGTATTTAATGGGTCCTATAGGTTGGATTGTAAAAGGTGGAATGGAAATATATAGAAACTGGGATAAGATAAAAGCAAAAGCAGCTGAATTAAAAGAAAAAGTGGCAAATATGATAACTAACCTAGTTCTAAAATGGGATAATTTTAAAGCTTCAATAAAAAACATACTTGGCAATGTATTTAATTGGATGGAAGAAAAGTGGAATAATATCAAAAATATTGGTGGAAAAGTGGCAGATTTTTTTGTAGGAATATTTGAAAAAATTAAAAATGGATTTGATACTGTTGTTGGCTGGGGGAAAAAAATATTATCTTTTGGTTCTAATGAAAGAACAGCTCCACCAGGAAGAAGAGGATATTCAACACAATCTAATATAACTCCTTATTCTTATGGTGGTAGAAATATACCAGGATATGCAAAAGGAGGAATTGTAAATTCACCAACTCTTGCTTGGGTTGGAGAAGGTGCAACATCTGAATCTATAATTCCTCATGATAGCAGTGAAAGAAGTTTTAATCTTTGGGAAAAAACTGGAAGATTAATAGGAGCTTTTGAAAAAACTGATAATTCAAATTCATTGATTTTTAGCAATGTACCAGTTATTAATACAAATATTCCTAAAGCTGTTGTTGGTTGGGGTAAAAAAATATTTTTTATAGGTTCTGATGAAAGAACAGCTCCACCAGGAAGAAGAGGATACTCTGCACAATCTAATATAAAACCTTATTCTTATGGTGGTAGAAAAGATATTCCAGGATATGCAAAAGGTGGAATTGTAAATTCACCAACTCTTGCTTGGATTGGAGAAGGAGCATCATCTGAATCTATAATTCCTCATGATAACAGTGAAAGAAGTTTTAATCTTTGGGAAAAAACTGGAAGATTAATAGGAGCTTTTGAAAAAACTGATAATTCAAATTCATTCACTTTTACCTATGCACCAGTTATTAATGCTAATGATAGTAAAGGTGTTGATGAGGTTATAAAGAAAAACCAAATTGATGCTTTTAATGAATTTAAAAATATGATGAAAAAATATGAAAATGAAGAAAAAAGGAGAGGTCGTGGAAGATAACTTTAAAGAATATACTACAAAAAATGGTGATACATGGGATTCCATTTCTTATATTCTATTTTCCAATTCTAAGGCTATTGATTATCTTTTCTTCTGGAATAAACAATATTCTGATTATGCAATATTTCCAGCAGGAATAACTTTAAAATATAAAAATATAAAATTAACAGATGAAGATATCCCACCTTGGAGGAGATAATGAATATTGAAGAACTAGAAAATAAAAATGTAAAAGACCCTAGAAAAAGTAGAATAGAAATATTTTATGAGGGAAAGAATATTACACAAAATATTCATAATCAGCTTTTGAGTTGTTCACAAAGTGATTCAATAAACGAATTAGATTCGTTAGAAATAACCTTAGAGAACAAAGAAATGCATTGGTTGAGCAGTTGGTTTCCTCAAAAAGGAGATATTTTAAAAACTATTTTAATTTTGGAAAATTGGGAAATTGAGGGAAATGTTGTAGTTCATGATATGGGAGAATTTTATATAGATAGTATAAATTTTAGTGGTCCTCCTGATGTTATGAATATCAGAGGAATATCTTATGATTTAAATTCTGATATAGTTGATAAAAAAGAAAATCATGTGTGGGAAAATGTAGATTTCAAAACTATAATAACTGAGATAGCAAAAAATAGAAAAATTGAATTAATTTCTGATATTTCTTTTAATAGAAAATATCAAAGAATTGAGCAAAAATTACAATCTGATTTTGATTTTTTAAAATCTTTATGTGAAGAAGCTGGAGCAAATTTAAAATTATTTAATAATAAAATAGTTATTTTTGAAGAAGAGAAGTATGAAAAAAGAGAGCCTAAAATGATTTTTAATAAGGGGAATATTAGCAGTTATAGTTTTTCTACTGATGATACAGACTCCTATTCAAGCTGTACAATCTGCTACTATGATTACAAGAAAAAAAAGAAAATTGAAAGAAAGTTTTTTCTTAAAAATAGAAATTCTTATAAAAAAAAGAATAAAAGAGATTTGTTTATTAATGAAGATAAACAAATTACAGGTAAAAATAAAGAGGAAATTAATAAACAACTGCTAGAAATTGCTAAAAAAGCATTAAGAGGTAAAAATAAAAAAGAAGTAAAAGCAAGTATTACTTTTATGGGAACTGAAAAATTATTGTCAGTTGGAGATACTGTTATTTTGAATGATTTTGCAAATTTTTCTGGAAAATATATAATCGATAATTTAAATATTAATTTATTTTCTTATGATATTACAGCAGATATACATAAAATTATGGAAATGGAGGTAGAGGAATGATAAGGTATGGTACTGTAACAAGTATATTTTCAGATAAAGGAACAGTTAAAGTAACATTTGAAGATTTAGATATCCCTTCGGCAGAAATTCCAGTTTTACAGGGTAGAACTGAAAAAACAAAACATTATTCAATGCCTAAAATTGGTGAAAGTGGAATATGTATTTTTCCTGAAAATTCATTTTCTGGTTTTTATTTAGGATCAGGATACAATGATGCTACTCCTATCCCAATATCTGCTAAAGAGGGAGTAGAAATAACAGTTTTTAATGATGGAACAATTATCTCTTATGATGAAAAATCTTCTAAATTATATATAAATTGTAATAATAAAATAGAGATTGTTGCACAAAATATAAAGATTACTTGTCCAAAAACAGAGATTATTGGAGATATAAATGTAACTGGAACAATTGATGTAAAAGGAAGTGTAAATGCTTCTGAAGAAGTAAGTGCAAAAGGTATAGAACTATCTGAACATACTCATTCAGGTGTAAAAGCTGGTGGAGATACTACAGGAGGTCCTCAATAATGATTATTGGAAGTTTAGGTAATTTTATATTTATGGCAAGTTCTTTATATACAAAAACCTTTAATTCGTTTTCTCGTTCTTCTTCAGTACGGTGGATTGAGCATAAAATCATTGGAGAAAAACCTAAATTACAATTTGATGGTGTAGATTTAAAGCAAATTGAACTATCAATTCACCTCAATCGTTTTTTTAAAGTTGATATTCCAAAAGAAAAAGAAAAATTGGAAAAATATATGGAAGAAGGTAAAGTATTAAGGCTCATAATTGGAGGAGAAAAGATAGGGAACTATGTTATTACTAGCCTTAATGAAGAGCATAAAGCATTTAATGCAATAGGTAAAGTAACTAAAATGGATATAAAGGTAAGTTTAAAGGAGTATAACTAATGGAAATTCTCTTAAATTTTAGAGAAGAAAAAAACTATATTTTTAAAAAAAATAAAGCTACAGAAATTGTACAAAATATTGAAAATATTGTATCAAGAATAAAAGGAAATGTAGTTTTAGCAAGAGAAAAAGGAATGGATATTAATAATGTAGACAAACCTTTTGAACTTGTAAAGGCTGAAATAATTGCCAATTGTATGGAAGAAATAGAAAAAGAAGAAAAAAGATTTGAAGTAAAAAATATTGAAATTATTGAAATGCAAAATATTGCAAAAATGAAAATAAAGATTACAGGAGAGGTGAAAGATGAATAACGATTTTTCTTTCATTGAACTAGATGTTAATGAAATAAAAAAACAAATAAAAAATGGATATGAAGAAATAATGCAAGTTAAAATTCAAACAGGAGATGCTATTGAAGATTTTATTGATTGGGTAACATATATATTATCACTATCAAAAAATCATATGAATTTTATAGGAAGAATGAATTTATTACAATATTCTGAAGGTAAATATCTTGATGCATTAGGGGCTCTAGTAGATGTTGATAGAATAATAGAAAGAGAGGCTGAATGTACTGTTGAATATAAATTTTCTAAAATTTTTGATGAAAAAAAAGTTATTGAAAAAGGACATAAAATTGCAAAAGGAAATTTATATTTCGAGAGTATCGAAACAGTAACATTAGAAATAGGGAAAAGAACTGCAATAGGTAAGGTAAAATGTCTCTCAACGGGTTTAATAGGGAATGATATTGAAATAGGAGAAATTAGTACTATTGTAGATGATATTCCTTATTTACTTTCAGTATCTAATATAACAAAAACAAGTGGTGGAGCAGATAGAGAAAATGATAATCGTTACAGAGAAAGAATAAGATTAAAGCCAAAAGCATTTTCTGTTGCAGGTCCACATGGAGCTTATTTATATTATGTTTTAACCTCACATCAAGATATTACTGATTCCTACATTTATACCCCAATTATAAGTCCTGGTGTAGTTAAAATAATTCCTTTAATGAAAAATGGCGAATTACCTAGTTCTGAAATATTAGATTTAATTAAAGAAAAACTAAAAGATGATGTAAGACCTTTAACTGATAAAGTTGAAATAGAAAAACCAAAACAGTTCACTTATAACATTAATGTTAAATACTGGATAAAAAAAACTAATATGCCAAATTTGATAAAAAAGAATGTTGAACTAGCATTAGAAGAGTATATTACTTGGCAAAAAGAAAAATTAGGTAGAGATATAAATCCAAATAAATTAATTCAATTTTTAATTACTGCTGGGGCAAAAAGGGTTGAAATTGAAAGTCCTACTTTTACTAAATTGGAAAGAGATACAGTAGCTATTGAAAGTCAAAAAAATATTAAATATCAAGGAGAAGAAGATGAGTAAATTAATGGAAGTTAATTACCAGGATATATTCCCTGAAAATTTAAAAAAGTATAAAAATTT